GAACGACTTAGACCACCACAAAGTTTTGAAGTAAAACCCGAAGTCGGCAAACTATATTTATTCCCGTCTTGGTTATCGCACATGGTTTACCCATTTAGAGGCGAAGGCGAGAGACGAACTGTGGCTTCCAACCTTAATTGTTGGGAAGTGGAGGAAGCCGCATGACTAGACTGACAATAGCCGAGGTAAACGCTAAAATAGAAAAACACGAAGCTGTTTGTGCAGAGCGATGGCGGGAAACAATTTATCGAACCAAAAGACTGGAATTTCTGATATTGACAACCCTGTTTTCCATTATCGTGGGCATGGCAAGCATTCTGTCAAAACAGGTTTTTTAATTAAGGAGAAGGACTATGGTTATTGAAGTTATTGCGAACATTGTGGCTGTTTTCATGGTTATTGTAACTGTTAGTAGTATTGTCACTGCGGTTACGCCAACACCACAAAAGGGTTGGAAAAAGAAACTTTACAAGGCCCTCGATGTATGTGCGTTTAATGTTTGGAGAGCTAAACAAAAATAGGGGGAAAAGGAATATGGATGGAAAAACTTTACAAAGACGGAATAGTATCTGAAGAGATATATAACAATTTTGTTTTCTACAAGAAAGCATTTTGGATATGTTTTGCCTATTTGCTGTGGGATATGTTTAGTGCTTTTGGATGGCTTTAATCTATGGACATAAACGAAGAAAAATCGACAACTATCGTTATAAACCCAAAGACTCCTACATGGTATAACTTAGCCGAAGGCTTTGACAAATGGCGGGTTTTCCCAAGATTATTGATTACCATTTATGGCGTGGCTTTTTACCGAACCACCGAATGGTTTATGGTTTTACCTGACCCGACCAATGCCCAAAGTGCCTTTGTATCAGTGATTATAGGCGCTGGAGCTGCTTGGTTCGGATTATATATAGGAGGTACCAGCAGAAATGATTGAAGCGTTAAAGCTGATCGGTAAACTTGGTTCAACTTTTCTTAAAGGAAAGATAGCCAAAGGCGAGGCTAAAGCTGCCAATGCTGCTTCGTGGGAACAGGAAGCAATAAAAAACAGTGCAACTTCGTGGAAGGACGAGTACCTGACCATTATCTTTACAATTCCATTGATTTGCTGTTTCATTCCTTTTATGGTTCCTTATGTGAAAGAAGGTTTTGTGGTGCTTGAAACGATGCCACAGTGGTATCAGATAACTCTTTCGGTTATCGTGGCTGCCAGTTTCGGGGTAAGAAGCGTGGTCGGGTTCATAAACAGGACTAAGAAAAGTAATGGTGAATAAAAATGAATGGACATAAAAAACAGAAACTATATAAATACAACAAGGGTGGCCTTGTCAAAAAGAAAATTGCAAGAGGTTGTGGCAAAATAATGGACGACCGTAGAAAAATGACCAAGTATTCCTGATGCCATACAGTAAATACAATTTTAAACCAGGAATAAACCGAGAAGGAACTGATTACAGTAACGAAGGCGGTTGGTATGACGCCAACTTGGTACGTTTTCGTCAGGGCAGGCCAGAGAAAATAGGGGGTTGGGCCAAAGAAAGCAGTAATACCTATCTAGGTATAGCTCGCGCACTGCATAGTTGGGTGGATTTAGCCTCTACTCGATTCCTTGGACTAGGGACAACTTGGAAATACTATATAGAATCAGGAAATAATTTTAATGATATAACTCCCATTAGGGCTACTACATCGGCTGGAGATGTAACCTTTTCAGCGTCTAATGGAGATGCAACACTTACTGTAGCAGACACTGCAAATGGAGCTGTTCAAAACGATTTTGTAACCTTTAGCGGTGCCGCTACTCTAGGTGGTTTAATTACTGCTGCTGTTCTTAATCAAGAATACCAGATTGCAACTATTGTTAATACCAATAGCTATACCATCGAAGCTAAAGACACTGACGGCGACACAGTTACAGCTAATAGTAGTGACTCTGGTAATGGCGGAAGTAGTGTTGTTGGTGCTTATCAAATTAATGTAGGGCTAGACGACTATGTGTCTGGTTCAGGTTGGGGTGCAAACCCTTGGGGTGATGGAACATTTGGTTCTGTTAGCGCCTTGTCTGCGACTAATCAGCTAAGACTTTGGTCGCACGATAATTTCGGTGAAGATTTAATTATGAATGTACGCTCTGGTGGAATTTATTATTGGGACACTAGCGCTAAAACTCTAGGCACAGACAGAGCTGTAGCGTTAAGCACTCTAAGCGGGGCTAATTTAACTCCAACAAAAGCCATGCAAGTTATGGTCTCAGAAAAAGATAGACATGTTATCTGCCTAGGAGCAGATCCTTTAAATGCAGGTGAAACAGCTAGAACAGGGTCGATAGATCCTTTGTTTGTTTGCTGGAGTGACCAGGAGAGCGCCGCTGAGTGGGAGCCAAAATCAAGTAATACATCCGGTTCTTTAACACTTTCATCCGGCTCAGAAATAGTCGGTGGTCTTTCTTCAAGAGAAGAAACTTTGATTTGGACAGACAGCTCTTTATACAGTATGCAGTTTGTGGGTCCTCCATATACGTTTGGTGTTAATTTAGTTAATCAAGGGGTTGGTTTGGTTGGTCCTAAAGCAGCTGTTAATACGCCTATGGGTGTGTTTTGGATGGATCAAAAAGGATTTTATGCATACGACGGAAGTGTTTCAATAGTGCCTTGCTCTGTGCATTATTATGTTTTCAGTAATTTTAATGTAGGGCAAGCATATAAAGTCTTTGGTTTTCTTAACAAACAGTTTAATGAAGTAGGGTGGTTTTATCCTTCAGAAGACACTACAGAAATTGATCGCTATGTGGTTTTTAACTATCAGGAACAAACGTGGAGTATTGGTCAATTAGCCCGGTACGCTTGGATAGATCAAGATATTACCTCTTATCCAAGGGCAACGTATAACGGTTATGTGTATAAGCATGAAACAGGAAACGACGATGACGGATCGCCCATGGACAATGTGTACATTGAATCAAGTGATTTTGATGTAGACGACGGTGAGTTTATATCCTTCGTAAGAAATGTTATACCGGATGTTAAATTTACAGGAAACGGTGGTAGCGACCAAACAATTAATTTCGTAATGAAGTCAAGAAACTTTCCAGGAGAAAGTCTTTCTACCGATACTACTCAAACAGTAACCAGCACCACCACTAAACTAAATACAAGAATAAGAGCAAGACAAGCTGTTCTTAGAATAGAATCTGATGATGATGGTTCTGCGGGAACAAGAACAGGTGTTGGATGGCGATTGGGAGATACGCGATTAGATATTAGGCCTGATGGCAGAAGATAGTGGCTAAATTATTAGAAACTAGACTGCCGACAGCCATTGGTTCTGTTGAGCCTGAACTTTACAACAGAATGGTCCGAGTTTTAGAGATAAATCTTGGAAGATTTGACCCCACGGCAACCCCACAATATAATGATAGCACCCTAAACAGGAACCAGTACGCTGCTGGCGATGTTATTTGGAACACGAGTAAAAACGTTTTACAAGTCTATACCGGCAGTAAATGGCAGGATTTATCAACTAGAACCGAGGTAGGACTGGAAGCTACCGGTGCTGTTGGAATTTTAACCGTGTCGACAAACGGCGCAACAACTATTTCTTTGTAATGCCTATAGAAAAAGTAAATGGAGGATATAAATGGGGTAAATCTGGAAAGGTTTATCCAACCAAAGCTCAAGCTGCTAAACAAGCGAGAGCTGCGTATGCTTCTGGGTACAAGGGGTATCAACCAGGTGGCCCTGTAACTCAATCAACAAACCCTTATCAACTAACCGGTGAGGCAAAAGATAGTTGGACCCATGATGAGACAGGAGGAGAACAAACTCAGGACACTTTTGTTAAAGATTTTATGAAGCAGATGGGACTAATGTCGCTAATGAGCAATCCAAACACTCGTCCAGGCTTTATTAAAGGAATGTCTGCTTTAAACTTTTTTAAAAACCCTAGTAAAAAAACAGGCATAGGCGCTTTAGCTCCGTGGCTTGGCTTTAATCGCAGCACTAGAGATCTTGTTAAGTTTCTTCCTTTTCTAGCTGATCCTTCAGCAAGAACTGCCAAAGGCATCGCTCAGAAGTGGGCACAAAACCAAGGCCTTGGAGCGTTGTTTAAAAAGTATGGTCCTAAAGCTGCTTATTCGTTGTTTAACCAAGGCGGGAACTTTGGCTTGGGTGAAGGCGGTCCTATGGGACAAGGTATATTGCCTAATCTTGCAAACAACCCTCTTCAGACAATAGGCAAACTGAAATATGCGCTGGGTAATCTTCCTCTTGCTGGGATTATGGCCTTACTGAATAGAGTTTCACCGAGAATACCTGGACAAAAAGGAATATTGGACCAAGGACTAGGGCCACAGCTAAGAAACTTTTTTAGTCGACTACTCCCTGGGCTAAAATCCTATGGTGAAAAACACGGAATGGGACAAGACACAGAAGAAGATCTGTACCCAGATATACAAGAAATAGATGTTACAGCTCAAAGAAGGCCAACTGAGGAACAACTTTTGGCAGATCAGCTTAGTTCTATCAGAGGGGCACAAGCTGGGATGTTTGGTGGCGGAGCACCAGGGATTGATTACATGGTGGCTGATGATAAGACAAGACCTTCTGAACTAATGGATTTTTATGTAAACAACGCGAAATATGGGGAGGGACAAATTAATCGACTAGGAGAAACAGGAGGCTTGTCTGAAGATCATTTATCTGGCCTGGTTCCAGGAGCTGCAATGTCCACGAACCAAGAACTAAGAGCTGCAAATTGGGCTAGAAGCGGACCACATAGAAAATTGATGGCAAAGATTGCCTCTGGGCAAATGCCTGTAAGGAAAATAAGCGCTGGCGGGGGCGGAAGAAAATAAACATTGGTAAAAAATCATGGTAGAATTAAATGAAAATAGCTATACACAATAACGGAGACAGACATGGGTCTATTTAACTTTGGTGGAAACGACGACTATGACCCATATAGTTACACCCCTTTTGATTCATCAAGCCTTTTTGGAGACGTAGGTTCAAGTTCATTAGATGACTATGACCCTTCTAGTTACACTCCTTTTGATTCATCAAGTCTTTTTTCAGACCTTTTTGGTGGAGATGATGATGTTTTAGGGGGCTACGATCCATCTAGTTACACTCCTTTTGATTCGTCTTTTGACTACGACTTCGGTTCAGGTTCAAGTTCATTAGATGACTACGATCCGTCTAGTTACACTCCTTTTGATTCGTATTTTGACTACGGCTCTTTTGGTGGCGACTCTGGCGACTCTGGCGACTCGATTCCATCCATAGACGATATAATAAACGAAATGTATGAAAACGCTTTCTATAGCGATTCTCCAGAGACAGAGGAAGAGATAGATTTGGCTGCGGGCGGAGACGCTGGCGGTCCCTTTGGATGGGGTATTTTACCTGGAGTCCGTGATGCCCTTTTCGGCTCAGGAAGCGGTCCTTTGGGCGGAAATATTTTAGGGGGTGGCGAAGGCGGCGGTGGAATACTCGGTGCTATATTTGGCGGCGGAGGCGGCGGTGGACTATTCGGCGGTGGAGCAGGAGCAGGAGGCGGCGAAGGCGGTCTCGGCAGTTTTCTCAGCGGTGCTAATCCATTGATGCAGTTTTTAATGATGAAATCTTTAATGAAAAACGATGGTGGTGGTGGTTCTGTCCCTATTGGCGGAGAAGCCTATGGAGGACCAGCATTTAACTACCAAGACTATCAACCCACTAACTTACAACCTGCATTGATGCCAGGCGTAGGGTATGCAAATATGGGCCCTCCCTCTCCACCTCCTCCTCCAGAAGTTCCAGGGATGATGCACGGTGGTGATGTACGACCAGGGGATATTACTTTTGCTAAGCTAGAACCAGGGGAATTTGTTATTCAAAAACCTGCTGTGGATGCTGTAGGCATTGAAACACTAGAAAAAATTAACAACATGGGTAACGGAGGTTCTTATCATGGCTAGTTACGCTGATCCATCAACAACTGCTCAATACGACGAGCCTTATGCTGGAGCAATGCGTCGTGGGTATTTAGAATCCGCAGCGTCCTTGGCGAAACAGCCTACGCCGGTTCCGGTCAAGCAATATGCAGGGCTTGATCCTTATGAAATGCAGGCAAGGTCTCTTGGTGGAGGTCTTGGAGGCTTTACACCTTACATACAACAAGGCGGTAATATGATGCAAGGCGGTTATGGGGCTCAACAACAAGGCGTTGGTGCATTGCCCATGGCCCAACAAATGTATGGACAAGGTGCGGGTCTTGTAGGACAAGGTACGGGTATGTATGGACAAGCAGCGGGCATGACAGGTCAGGCAGCAAATATGTTTGCACCAGGAGCGGCACAACAATTTTATAACCCCTATGAAGATCAAGTGGTTCAGTCAACCATAGAAGAAATGAACCAACAGAACCAACAGCAAGGGCAGGCTGACAGAGCCCGTGCTGTGTCTTCTGGGGCTTTTGGCGGTTCTCGTGGAAGATTAATGGAACAAGAAAGAGAAAAATCCTTTGGCCGTGGGCTAACCCAAGCCGTTGGTGGTTTAAGACAACAAGGCTATCAACAAGCGCAGCAGGCTGCACAACAAGCAGGTCAAGGGCTCGGTCAATTGGGATCCAATATTGGACAATTTGGTCAAGGACTTGGAGCACTTGGCGGACAACTTGGAAACTTCGGACAAGGCATTACCAGTATGGCTGGACAATATGGCAACCTTGGACAAGGCATGGGTCAAATGGGAGGCAACATGGCCCAACTAGGGATGACCGGACAACGAGGCTTGATGAATCAAATAGGAGCTTTTGACAAATTTGGACAACAAGGACGTGGCATACAAAATCAAATGTACGGCGCCCAGTACGATGCTGCAAACAGAATGGCACAAGAGCCTATGAACCGAATGACTAATTGGAAAAATATGATGAGTGGGATGCTTCCGGGAGGGTCCAGCACTACTTATGGCACTCAAGCAGGATCAGGTCTGGCCAACTATATGAAAATGTTTGGAATGGTCTAATGGCCTGGCAGAAAAGAAATCTATTTTCTTCCGCCGTTGATATGCAAAGAGGCGGAGCTGTACCGTGGCCTGGTTATGTTTATGGCGGCCCTATAGTCGGCGGTAAAAGTGGAATGATGCCAACACAGTTGTTTGAAGAAGGCGATCAAGACATTAACATGGCTCTTAATAACATGGCGAGCATGACCAACCCTTCCCTGGACCAAATTAAAGACACAGAATCTGTTTCCATTGGTCCTTCAATGGAAGATGAAATGGCGATGGACCAAGGACCTAGTGCCGAGGGCATAAAAGACAAATATCAAAACATAGCTAAACAATACGCAATGAATCTTGCTGAAGAAGGCGGAGACATGAACTTGTTTATGAAGCAAGCCAAACAAATAGAAATTGCTTATGCCAATGAACTGGAAAAAATGGGAGAAGAAATAACTCCCGGAAACCAGTTGATGACACCAGAGTTTATTGAAGAAATACAGTTGGTTTTTACTGGCGATGTTCCTGAAATGGTAACAGGAGGTCCTGTTACCGCTATGACAAAAGATAAAGCCCAAGAACAGATAAAGGCTTTGGGATACGGCAATCGGTTTAGCCCTGCAATGTGGATGAGCCTTTCAGAAGAAGACCGAGAAAAATGGATAAGACTGGCTCCCGCAATTAATACCCGTTCTAGTGGCGTTGATGAAAACAAAGCAGTTATGGACAGACTAGATGAATTGTTGCAGCAAAGAACAGATCTCGCAGACACAACAGCTAAGCAAAGAGACAAATATGCGAGACGAATGGCTGAAATGCCTTTAACTAAACAAGGTGGTTTTGGAGGTTTTGTCGAACAAATGAACGCCTATCGTGCTAACCAAGCCACAAATTTAGACGCAGTGCTGCAAGACACAACGAAAGATAAGGCTGAAGCAATAGAAGACGCAATGAACGCGATCAGATACGGTGCAAGAGGAGGCACATCTGGGAGCTCTCAAAACATTCCCGCTGCTGTGGTAGAGGATCTTTATGGTGTAGATATTTTAGATAAAACATATAGAGAACACATGCAACTTCAGTCTAAAGGAGTCGAGGGCCAATTTGATGTGTTTAGCGAAATACCAGGTTTTATTGATCTCTACGGGAGACTGCCTAAGTCAATGGAAGAGTCTTATGGCCTAGGAGACACAAAAATAGTACAGGGAGTCCCTGAAACTTTCTATAATTTTTACAGCGTGCACAAAAACATAACCATTAACGCTTGGAACCAGCTTAAAGCTCCTGGAACTATGGGAGCCTTTAAAAAAGGTAGTGATAGAACGCGTGTGCCGCAAAAACTTATTTGGACAAGCGCAGTTGAGGCTTGGAAATCTCTTCCATAATAAGTCGTGGCAGACAACTGGTTAGAAGAGTACGAAAAGGAGCGTAAAAAACAACAAGCATTGTCCTTAGACGCTGCTCAAGACGTACCTGAAACAGACGATTGGCAACAAGAATATGCCCAGCTCAGAGGCAGCCAACAAATTTCGCCGAACACCCCAGAAGACGAAGAAGAGTTTTTAGGTTTTCTTAATTCTCTCGGCAAGTCCGTAGACACTACCCAACAATTAGGCTACTCCTTTTCCAGAGTAGTAGGGGAAGCAATGGACTGGGACAGGCTCAAAGGGTTCGGGCAACGGGGAGTTGAACGTCAAGAAGAAGACATTGCCGAGTATGAAAAAGAAGGCCGAACCGTTCAAGCCACCGAGCTGTGGAAAAAATTTAAAGACGAAGAGGAGGACCTTGAGATAGGAGACCTTGGCCTTTGGCTCAAACAAAGTGCTGGTGATGTTGTACCGCCTTTAGCAATCACAGCCGGATCTATGTGGGCAGGTACTAAAGGAGGCGCGGCTATTGGAGCAATGTTCGGTGGACCTTACGGAGCTGCAGTTGGAGGACTAGCAGGAGGGATCACAGGTCTGGTCCTTCCTTCTTATGTGTTGGGTGTAGGTGAAGTCGACCTAGCTATTAAAGAGAAGGGAGGAGAAGGCTATGAAGCTCCCGCAACAGCCCTTATCGGAGGTATTCCAATTGCCTTGTTAGATGTTGCGTCTTTGGCTTTACAGCTAAAACCGGTTATCAGCCCAGCAATAAGAAAGTTTGGTGCAAAGCAGGTTGTTGACGAACTAATAAAACAAGGGGCCAAGAAAAATATCGCTAAAACTGCAGTTGTTAGTGCAATTAAAAACATGCCTGTGGAAGGTGTCACAGAAGCGTCACAAGAATACCTTGCCGATCTGGTAGCGGAAATAGAAACTGGCGTTGCTAAAACCGATCAAGAAAAAATAGATATGATGATAAACGCCGGGCTTAAAGGAGCTGTTGGTGGTGCTATTGGTGGAGGAGCTTTTGAAGCAGGCGCTACATACAGTCAAAACCAAAAAATGGAAGAGCAAAAAGCCTTAGAAGAATGGCGAGACGAAAACGCAGTAGAAATAGACGCTGAGCTAGACGCTTTTAGAGGAGAGTTGCCTGAAAGTGCTATGGACCTATATGACTTATACGGGGAAGAAATACTTGCTACAAGGTCTGCCTCACGAGAAGAGATGGAACAAGAAATCGTTGCTTTGGAAAAAGAAAAGTTGTGGGGAGCAGCCTTAGCTAGAGAAGCATCCAAAGATGCTCTAGCAGATGTTTCTAAAGAAATGCTTACGGAAGAATATTTAGGGGCTGTAAATAATCTTTCCGATTCAGAGTTTGCAGATGTAATAGCAGAACAGTTTCAAGTAGATGCTCGAATTGTAGATGGAGAAGTTGTTTGGGGAGAACAAAACCCAGAGTCGCTACAAGACATATCAGACAACGATCTGATGTTTGAAAGATGGTTAAGTAAACACGAACTGAACTCAAGAGACCTACAAACAATAAAAGAAGCCATGGTTACAGAAAACGTCGACTCTATTATGAGACTAAAGGGAGACACGGCTGTTAGTAAATTAGGTTTGTTTCAATTTAATCAATATGTTGAAGACTTAATGATTCACTATACACGAGCTGAACTAGAGTCTATTGCAGCTGTAGGGGACATGTTTGGTGATACAGACAGGGCTAAAGACATGACTAAAACTCAATTAGCAACTCACATAGCAGAAGAAAAATCTTCAATTGAGTTGGCAAAACGAAAGTTGGGGCCTTATATAAAAGAGAAAAATCAACAGGCAATGATTGTCAACATGGAAAGAGAAGAGTTAGGAAGTGTTCCTGTAGGAGAGGTGGAAGAAACATCGGTCATAGGAACACCACAAAATAGAAAACTCCAAAGATTGATTGGCACCACAGGAAACGCTTTTGAGGTGATTGTCCAAAAAGTTGATCCTTCCAAAGAGGAAGGAGCACCAGGGTATCTTGGCGAAACGATTGTGTTTAAAAGATACGGTCCTTATGAGTTTATTTCCGAACAAGAGACAGAATCCGGCTACGCTAGAAACCTTCCTGAGAGAGCTAGACAAGAGTTTGCTCAGACTGCCTTTGATGTGTACAACGAGCTTCCGCAAGTTAAAGATGGAACCTTGCCAAGAAGAGAGATGCGCGGAGAAGAAAAAGAGTTTATACAACAAAGACGAAGACGCGGAGCGGAGTTGTCCACACTAACTCCCGGTTATGAGGGCATGACTTTAGACGAGTATATGGCCACAACCCCTGAAAACGAGTTTAAGTTTAATCAAGCTAGGGTTGTCAGAGGCTCTCTTTTCCATGAAAAAGGTATGCACGGAAGAGGGGCCTTTATGGAAAAGTTTCTTTCTTTTTTAAGCACTCGGTTTAGACCGTTCGGTCCAATGGGTATGGTGGCAGGGCTAGAGTATAAAAGGATGCGTGCCGACATTAGAGCACTTGATAAACTAGCTATGCAACTAGCTATTGGAATCGACAAAGCAGTAGCAGAGGCTGTAAGAACAGGGGAGATTACAAGCATAGACGAAGGCAATCGGCTTTTGCTGTCTTATCTTCGCAAAACAGGGTTTTACAGAAACCTTGATGCAGAAATTAAAAAATTTGAAGGGTTAAAAAACGACAAGTCTAAGACTAAGGAACAAAGAGCCCAGTATTCAAAAGATTTAGGGGCGCTAAAAGGACGTAAAGAAGAATTGATTGCGGACACATTGGCTGTGCAAGAGGATTTGAAAACAGAAAGAGACGAAACAAGAAGAGAGGCTCTTTTAGAACGAATTAGCCAAAACACACTTGAGTTGTCTACAAAGCAAGACCGTCGGGTTGCTCTTGCTCAACTTCCTTCTTCTCTTCAAGACATAGCTTTAAAGTCGAGAAAAACCATTGACGCTTTATCACAAAGAATCTTAGATGAAATGCCTGCGGAAATTTTGCCAGAGGAAAACAGACCGTTGATAGAAGAAAACCTTGGGCGATACTTAACTTCTTCTTTTAAATTATTTGAACCGTCCCTGGGCTGGAATCCAAGAATGACAAGACACTGGAACAAAGAACACCAGAAGCTATATGAAAGAGCAGTAGAGTCTTTGACAGTTCTTAACCAACAAGGAGGCAATGAAACTTGGACAAAACAGGATTCTATAAACGAAATTGATTCTATTTTAAGAATGGAGAAGTTTAATTCAACCTCTGATTTGGCTCGTATTCCAGGAATCCTTACGGCGGTGAGTGCCGATCAAGCAGCAGGTATTCCAACCAAGGGCGGTCTTCTACAAGAAAGATATAAAATACCTTTTGCAATTAGAGAGCTGATGGGAGAGCACACGGACCCTAAACTAATGGTAGCAACAACTATTTCTCGTGTGTCTAAGCTTTTGGAAATGGCTGAGTTTTACAAAAAGCTTGAACAAATTAATGAAATGCCAGGAGAAATGCACTTTTCTCCGGTTAGAACAGATGAATACAGTGTCCCTGTAAGGGCTCTTGGAGAGTGGAACCCGCTGGACGGCTATTACACAACACCTGAGTTTGCTAATGAAATAGAAATAGGAGGCTCAGAAAGCGGGTTTTTTGATAACGATTTTGTGGCTTTTTATAGGACAGTTATTTTGGCACCAAAAGCAGCTGTTCAGTTTGGAAAAATTGTGCTTAGTCCGGCCACTCAAATGAGAAACTTTGTGGGTGGCGGCATAATGTTCTTGGGCAACGGTCACTGGAGACTAGGCGCTTTCCCTGTAGCAATGGACTCCATTAGTAAAGAGCTTTTTGGAACCGGAGCAATTGCTTTTATAAAAGACAAGCAGGGCAACAATAAGTTCTACGATAAAGGCAAGCTTAATGACAGGGGCGCAAGGGCAGAAAAAACATTTAGAAAATTACAAAGGCTTGGTATTGTAAACACCAGTGTAAAACTAAACGATGTTATGGGTATTTTTGCCAGAGCAAATAGTGGGGAATATAGCTCATATAACGATTTTGTTATGGCTTTGTACACCTTAAAAAACACTAAGCCTGGAAAAATGGCGTCTGCCATTCCTGAACATCTGTTTACTACAGCGAAAGAGTTTTATGCCGCAGCGGATGATTTTTGGAAAATAGCGGCTTGGGCAGCTGAGCGAATGAAACTGGAAACGGGCCTGAGAAAAATAGAAGCGTATGCAGAAGGTCGTTTATCCGAGCAAGCAAAAATGGAAGCTTTGATGGAGTTTGCTGAACGTTTAACTATGAAAACAGGGACAGGCAAAGTGCACAATCAAAACATGGCCCAAGTTTTTAGAAACGTGACTGACTTGGAAACTTTGATCGACGAAATTGCAGCCTATAATGTAAGAATGGGGATGCCTAATTATGATTACATAGGTCGTTTTGCAAGAACTTGGAGACAGATCGCTATTGTCGGAAACTTTATTGCCTTCCCAACTGAAATGGCTAGGGTGTCTTGGAACATTCCTCAACTGGCCATGCAGCAAGCTACCTTTAGAGTTTCGTCAGACTACATGGAAAAACACAATTTAAAACGAGAGAACGTACTAGAAAGAACCCCTCTCGGACAAATTGTCCCGCTTTCAAAAAACATAAGACCGTTTACCACGTCCGCTTTTGAAAAAGGACTAGGCTTTACTCTTGCGGCAGGTGCGCTTGGTTTTAATATAAAAGAAATTGGAAAGATTCTTTTCGACATTGATGAAGAAGAGTTGGATGCTGCAAGAAACCTCAGTGCCGATTACGCACAAGACGATTTAATAATTCCTATTGGTAAAATGCGTTCTCCAGAAGAAGGCGGAGGGTTCCCAGCTCTTAATGGGAACTACATGCTTCCGTGGAGTGAAATATCAAAAGCCTGGCCAATGGTTGAGAAAAACATTAGGGAAGCAGAGCGAACAGGCGACGATTCTTGGAACTCTGGTGTTGTAGGCGGTGTTGTAGATTGGGCAGTGAACTACAGCGATCAATATTTAGGCTATGCAATTTCAGAGAAAACAAGAAGAGCTTTAGTGACAAACACTGACCCTGATACTTTAAAGCCAATTTATAATGCAGAAGACGCAGGTCTTGGAGAAATTGCAAAAGATGTTCTAACTTATATGTGGAAGGACCTAGGACCAGGGATTGCGCCCCAAGTACAAACTGTAAGGAGAGCTTTTGCTAAAGGAGAAAAACGCTTTGACGATTATAACAGGACTATATCTATGCCAGAAGCAATGGCTAAAGCTAGTGGTTTGAGCCCTATTCAAATAGAGCCTACAAGATCCTTGGATTTTGTTATTGGAGACACCCAAAAATACTTTAAAAAATATGTTCAGACCGAAATGCTACAAGCTGCCAAAGGCGGTGAAAAGACGGTAGAGTTTATCATGGGGCAATGGGAACTAGCACAAAAATACTGGTTTTTAGAGCAACAAAGGCTTTATTTTGAAGTTCAAGATATGCTTAAACTTAATACTGACGAAGAAAAAATCAAGAAAGAGTTTGATGATCGAATAAAAGGGTACGGTAGAGGCTTCTATAATAATATAAGAGACGGCATTTTTACTCCTTGGAAGGTTCCTAAGTTTTATCAAAAACAATTCGACGAGCTTACAGAAGAGCAAATAGAGAAACAGGCAAAAGAAGGTCGTGATACGGGCCTTATAAACCGATATTGGCCTAAAGAAGAAATAGAAGAAAACTATCAAATACTAAAAGAAAGTGAAATCAGTCTTCTTGGGAACCCGACTCTTCCGTTTCCTTGGCAAGGAGACTAAACTTTTCTACACGCTCCATCCAGGCATCGGCAGCACGTTTAAATTCATCTCCTTCTAAAACAAACTCCTGGTAAAGACAGTCCACTGAGCACATCATAATCACACCTTTTTCAATATCAGTGCCGTACAGCTCATTGTGAGCCAAAGAATATGCAGCAAGTTGTTGAAAGTAGTCCCACACCCACTGTCTGCGTTTTGGTCTGTTGGTTTGTTTAAAATCTATAATAGCTAGCTCATCATCATGCACGCCAATAACGTCTGTTTTACCAGCATATTTATCGGGATAATATAAAGACACTTCACAGCCGTATACTTGTGAGATATTAGGAAACCCTTGGTCCATGATCGTACCAGCCATCTTCAAGGCTCTTTTTTGCTCAGCGTTCTCAGGCTTATATTCCCAAATTCCCCCGTTGACAATCTGCTTCTCCAGAATGTCGTGCATATAGGTTCCTCTGGTCGCAGCTTCACTGCGGATACGTTCTGCTTCCTCTTCTCCAACTCTTTCTATCCACTTTTTCAAGAAGTCTCCTTCTTTAGTACCGGATAAAATAGTGGTTACAGAAGGCAGCTTCTCTCCATTACAATCGTAGAACCTTGCCCCTTTCCTGTCTTCACTAGAGAACACGCCATACTCGTATGGCGACTCATAGACTATCTCATGCTTCACTGTTTGGGTACTTCTGAAAGCTTTCCTTCGTCCAAGTCTTTTTTCAAGCGTTTTATGGCGAAAGCAAAGACATTACTGGTCGGTCTTTCAGTTTTTTCCCCAATGTCTGACGCTAAATCAACTATTTCTCTGCGTATCGCTACGCTTTTCCACTTCTTTGTGTCCATTTTATCTCCTGCAAATTGCATTATACATTATGTTTTAGGATATATCCTAATTTTTAGCGACCATAGAGTCGCCCCAAGTTTTTCCAACCTCGGCATCAACCTTGTTTGGAACATCCAAAGGCACAGCTTCTTCCATGATTTTACAAATGCTCTCTACATCCTTTTTATCGTCTATAGAAAACACCAGTTCATCGTGTACTTGCAATAAAGGGGAAAACCCTTCTCGGTAACAATGAACCATGGACTGCTTAGTCATGTCAGCAGCCGAGCCTTGAATTAGTTTATTAAGAGCTTTATAAACAAACGCTCTTTTAATTTCTCCGTTGTACTCATGTACAGCTTCTTTATATTTTAGTGGTCTTCCTGTGCCATATTTTAGTGGTTCCCACATATCAAAATGACACCGCCTGCCTAAAATAGTTTTAATATAGCCTTTCTGGTTCGCACTTCTCATCACTGAATCAGCTAGTTGCCTAACAAAAGGAGCATAAGTGTTAAATTTTTGTAGAACATCAGAGGCTTCAGGAACACCAACTCCTAACTGATCGGCAAGCTTTCCTTTGCCCATACCATACATAATGCCAAGACCAATAGTTTTAGCTGTCTTTCGATCAATGCCTACTAGGTTTGCAACCTCTTGATGAAAGTCTGCGTCTCCATTTATATACGCATCGGCAACAGTTTCTGCACCATCATAACGAGAACGACTAGCATAATGAGTTAGTATCCTGGGCTCTTGTTGTGAAAAATCTGCTGAGCACCATTTCTGTCCCTCTTCTGGCAAGAACAAAGAACGAATAAGTGGCCCAATCTCTTTATTACGCGCTGGGACCTGTTGTAAATTAGGGTTACTCATTGAAAGCCTCCCAGTTACAGTTCCCCCTGACTCTCCTTTGAGCTGCCTTATTTCAGCATGTATCCTGCCATTGTGTTCGTGTTTTAAAATAGAGTCAATAAAGGTGCTGTGAGTTTTGTTTATTTCTCTAGCCTCTCTTATTAACTGTGCTACTGGATGCGAATGGTTTTCTAAAAAAGCTTTAGTAAAACTGGGAAGTCCTGTAGGCGTCCTTAAATAAGACAGCTTTAAAGCATCAAACACCTTAGACAAAGAATTGGCTGCCCAAAGTTGTACTTCTTTAACTCCCGCTTCTTTTTTTATTGCCTGCAATACTTTCTTTTCTCTGGCAATTAGTTTTTTCTTTAATACTTCTGCTCTTTCTACATCTACACGAACTCCTCTTTGTTTCATGTCTAATATAATCGGCAAAACATTCATCTCTAGTTCAAAAATGTTCCAAAGATTCTGCTCTTCTAAAAGAATTTTAAAACGATTCCAAAGCTTTAGAGTGAGCGCCGCATCCTGTGTGGCATAAGTACCAACATAAGCGGAAGGTAGTCTCCACATCTCTGCTTTTGGATCCAGGCCCCATTCTTCTGCTGCTTGTATTAACTCTCCTTCTGTCTTGCCTTCATTAACATATTGTCTTCCTAAAGCATTAAGAGAGTACCAAAACTGGTTCTCATCAATTAAGGGAGCGACTACCATGGTGTCAATAATTCTTCCTTGAACTGTGATGCCTTCATTTTTTAGCCAACCCACATCATAACCAGCATTATGAAACACCTTGTCTTGTTGTTCAGACACGACATCTCGTACAAAGTCTAGCACTCGTTTTTTAGGGAAGTTAAACCCGGATTCATGGGCAAAAGGAAAATAATCAGCAAAACCTTCGCAAGCAATAGACACCCCAACAACTTCTCCATCGCCTCTAATATATCCTGGGCCCAAAGACTTTAAATTTGGGTCCCTGGTTTCAAGGTCGATAGCTATTTCTTCTGCATCTTTTAACAATTGGGTTGGAAAAGTATCTGGTGCTGTCCACTCTGTAGGTGGTTTGTATACAAAACTCATATAATGTACCTGTAGTAATCGTCCTGGGCTTGTATAAAGTACAAGTTCTCTATGGTGCGAGTTACTGCAACATAGAACTGTCTGTGAAGCCCATCTGGTTGTAATATTGAAGAACGTTTTTGTGCTTTAGATAAGTCTAAATACACAGCAACATTCTCAGCTTCTCCGCCTTTTGCCTGATGAATGGTTGATATGACAATTCGCGGTTCTCCGTGTAAGTCTTCATTATTCTTTATTGCTTTTTCTATAAACGATCTTCTTTCTACATCAATACTTTTATCAAATAGTTCTTTCCATGTTTTATCTATTATTTCTTCTTTTAAGCCATAATTATCCATAGCTTCTTGTAAACTTATCTTTTGTCCTTTGTCCGGTTCTTGTGCAACCCTACTTATAAAACCTCGTTTGACTCCTTGTTTTCCCAAATGAAAATATAAATCGTCCAGTTCGGACAAAGTAATGTCTTCTGTTTCAATCTTTTCCCAAGTGTCTATAGCTGACATCATTCTAGCAGGAATATAACGATAGTGGTTGTGTACAAAAGGGTACCCATTGTCCACTAAAAACTTTCGGATGTTATAGCCTTTGGAGGTGTCGGTAAGCATGTAATCACAAGAAGCCATAATCAGCCACTCTCCTTTGTCTAAAGGTAGTCTTTCAATAGAGTTGACATTATTAACTGTTCCTGGTTCTTGTCTTGGCTTGTATTCTTTTGGTTCTCGACACAGGATTCTTTCCGAAATTTTTTGTGCAATTGGATGAACACTGCTGGGGATGCGATAAGATTGGTCTAGGACAATTTTCTTTCCTTTATATTGAATAAATCTTTGTGGCCTTGCACCATTCCATTCATAAATAGCCTGGTCATCGTCTCCCGCTATAAAAGTCTTTTCCGTTGTTGCTGCCAACTTGTCTACCAGTCTCCAGTTTATTTCTGCTAAGTCTTGTGCTTCGTCCACAATTAAAAGATCAAGCGGTGGAGGTGTCCCATCTTCCAAAAAACTAACGATCATATCCGCAAAAGAATAAAGGACAGGTGTTCGTGATAAACGAAACCCTTCCCAAGCCTCAGCTAGAGGCTCTAACAAATGATTGACCACTCCCTTTCTTTGCTCAACGTCCATGGACAAGCGTTCATCTTTCAAAGAACGACAATTAGTTTTCGCTCTTTCTATAATCTCGAAATAAGGATCTTGGACCACGGACCT